TAGGACAATCCGGGTTGCGCCCGGGCCAGAGCACTCGTGCTCTCGGCAATAGCGCGGAGTCACAGAACTCCGAACAAGCGACTTATTCTGGTAGGAACAAAAACACAATTAACAATAATAACTGGGACGACAACGCATCTGACTCAGCACGTGAAGAAGTGCCCTTACTTAACAAAAGTAAAGGGAAGCAACGTGTCATAGTTGAGAACGGTTCTAGTTCCAATTCCAACGCCAGCCCTTCGTCTAGTCCTGCACCAAGGCAGGAACGGAGGCCTGACTCCAGAGGAAAGCCCAACAAGCAGCCCAAGCAGAAACGAGCTTGGGTCCCAAGAGATAGCAAACGCGAATCTCTTATTGGAGCTGCAGCATCAGACCTCGAAGCTAGAATCGCTGGTAACAGCGATGCAAGAGGCGAGCTCGCAAGACAGGATAAAGAGAAACAGGCTGAATTGCAAGGCAACTTACATGGCAATGAGGCTAGGACTCCCACGGTCAAGCTCCAAACAGCCGCGGTCAACGGCGGCGTGCAGGCTCCTGTCCAGAGCCCACAAGTACAGCACAATGCTCCCAATCCGCCCAATTCAGCAGGGGGGCAACAGGCGCCGGGAGGAACCCCTTCAGTTCCCGTTCTGGTAGACCCTGAGGTTGATCTCATCCGCCGCAAGATCATCCTGCAATATGAAGTCAAGTGCGGCAAGTTCTCAGTAAACCTCGGCCTTCGATTACTAACGACTAGTTTCTATTGTCTGTTAGCGGCCACAATCGTTGCGCTCTTCGTTTACTACATACACCCTCATTTGGGTGGTGAGGATCAGTGGCTGAATAAGGCCCAACTGTATTTTGCAAAATTCCTCATGCACTTCCTTCGGGACATCATACCCCAGACCGAGTGGTTTTATCTATTCTCGGCTTGTATAGTACTCTGTTTTGCTGGGATTGTTGTCCTCACTCCACCGACTCTTTTACTTGTAGCGTTTGGAATGTTCCTTAAGTGGATCATTTTCAATTGGCGACCGTATGAGAAGGTGTTTCGCATTGAGTCACTGGTAGACAACCAGACTGGTGAGGTTTTTGACCTCCGCGGTGACTCGCAGTCTCTTGGCAAGCTCAAGCATTGGGACTGTTACCATGCGCGTGTACGATATGACTATTATCAGCTGTACACCTGTTTTCAGATTCCAATTAAGGTGCAGAGTGACATCCTTAATGTTTCAATGGAACTGTTTACACAAGTGTGTGGACCACACAACATGATGCCTAACCTTACTCCTCAGCAGGTCGAGGACAAGGTCAATTACGCTTCGCGCTCCAACAATTCAGTGAATATCGATCGTTGGGGTGTTGTTCGTTACGAGGACCTGTATTGGGACACTGTTATCCTGGCTCTTGCAAAGCATGCTATGAAGTACGAACGTAGCATTGAGCTGGGTTTTCAGAGGCCCCCAGCTACTCTCCCTCCCAACCTGGGTTTATGAGGTGGGTCGCATTTGGCTACCGTTACGGTGAAGTACCATTGCCGGCTATTGTTAAGATCAAGCCTGGCACAAAATTTGAGATCTATGGTCATCCTGACCCCTTTGTTAGGAGGCCTGTTATGGTTTCTCTTGGTTGTCACTGTCCTGGTTATGCCATGCCCCACCCCGACCAGCGGGATGTCCCAACCGCAGTAGCTGGGGGACAAAAGCGCTCGACAGCGCGTCCCCCAACCCCCGATCCGAAGATCTTGCAGGAGTTCCGTCAATTTGTAAGGAACTTCGTTCGTGAGAACTTCACACCCCTTTCACCAGAGTCAGACGTTAGCGTCGAACATTGGCTGGAGTCTTGCAATTACACACTCGCACGTAAGAAAGAGCTCCTTCGAAAATGGAATGATGTCAAAGACATCCGCGATCCAGCCAAGCATTATTTTGCGGTGAAGCAATTTATCAAAGACGAGGTGTATCCATCCTACAAACATGCTCGCGCCATTAATTCTAGAACCGACGAATTTAAGGCGTTTGTGGGACCAATTTTCAGGTTGATCGAAAAAGTAGTGTTCAAGCACGAAGCATTCATTAAAAAGATTCCGATCAAAGACCGCCCTGAATACATTAAGAATCTGCTCTACGTCGAAGGAGCCGAGTTCTATGGCGCTGACTACAATTCTTTTGAAGCCCTGTTCACTAAAATACTTATGGAGTGTTGTGAGTTTGAGCTCTACGAGTACATGGTGAGCGAACTTCCCTCGGGTGAAGTTTGGCTTGACGTGGTCAGAGAAGCCTTGACTGGCAAAAATGAATGCTACAACAAATTCTACAAGATAATTGTAGAAGCAACCAGAATGTCTGGTGAAATGAACACTTCTCTCGGTAATGGGTTTACGAACTTGATGGCCCTTCTTTTTCTTGCCCACAAGAAAGGGTGCACAGACGTCAAGTGTGTCGTGGAGGGTGATGACTCCGCTGCACGTTTTACTGGACCCCGTCCCACTGCCGAGGACTTTGCACAACTAGGTTTAAGCTGCAAGGTCGAATTTCATGATTGCATCGAAACGATGTCTTTCTGTGGTCTGGTATTTGATGACCAGGATTTAATTAATGTAACTGATCCTCGTGAAGTGCTAGCTTCATTCGGCTGGACGAACACAAGATATTTGCGTTCCAACAGCTTAACCCTTAAGAAACTCTTACGTTGTAAGGCTCTGTCTCTAGCACATCAATATCCTGGATGCCCCATCATCTCATCTTTAGCACAATATGGCTTGCGAGTAACGCGCGGTATTGATATTAGGTATTTTGTCAAGGAGAAGGGCAATTTTTCGCTATGGGAAAGAGAACAACTACTCGAAGCGCTTAAAGATGAAAAGAAAATACAAATAATAAAACCCCCTAGTAACACAAGACTCTTGGTTGAACGACTCTATGGAGTGACTGTAACACAACAGCTAAGACTCGAAAATTACTTGGATAGTCAAGTTGACCTTAAACCAATCCGGCTCGGTGATTTCATTTACAATGCACCTTTAGATTGGGAGGACTATTATCACAAGTACGTAAGGTACCATGATTTGTCCGACACTCTTGATCTGCCCGCAGGATTTCCGCAGATCAATAACCCTGAGTGGATGGTTAACGAAAACTATGTGCCAAATCATGAGGACTGGTTTGGCGGGGCTAGCCTAGCATGGACAGAAGTATAGCGAAAACTAGGCGAGGGTGTAAGGTTCAAGTGCTCGGACCTTTTGCCATAACTCAAACCGAACCACAGACTCGATGTTTGGTTACCTGCGGGACCCTTACTCTTCGG